ACTTGGGTGTCGCTGGTCGCGTAGACTGCATTGCAGAATTTGACGGTAAGTTGTCTGTCATCGACTTCAAGACTAGTCGACGGTTCAAAAGTGCAGACAAAATAAATAACTATTTTCAACAGGAGGCGTTTTACGCAATCGCATGGGAAGAACGCACAGGCATTCCCATCACACAGCTGGTTACACTCATTGTGGTCGATGATGGATCTACACAAGTATTCATTGAACACCGTGATGACTGGGCTGGTGAATTGCAAGAAACGATCGAAAAGTATAATGAAAGACAATATCCGCGAGATTCATGACGAAGTCGAGAACATGCCGTTCTCTCAACGACTCGCTGAGGGTGAGTTGTCCGACGCACAAATTATTGCATATATGCAGAATCAATGGTTCATCTTTCAGGCCATGGAAGGGTCTATTAACAGTTTGCCACACGAGTCACTGCGTCGATGTAGAAAAATACGTGAGTGTGTTCAAGAGATGGGTGAAGAGATCGACGGCAAGTGGATGACAAAGGCCGTTCAAGACTACATCAACTATATTGTCGGCGCAGAAGACTACCGTGAGAAGTGGATGTCCCATGTCTATCTCAACTACATGGCATTCATGATGGGTGGTTCAATCCTTACAGAGAAGAATCCAGAAATGACGTGGATGTGGCATTTCGATGACCGTCAAGAATGTATCAAGGCAATCCGTGCAGAAGAGGTTGATTGGGATCAAGTGCACGAAGGGTTTAAGTATCATCGTAGGATGTTAGAGGAACTGAACCATGTGGGATAACTTTATCGATCTTCAACGTGAACTGACAAGGATCTTCACATACTATTGTGAGAATCCAACACCAGACCACAACGAAGAACTAGGCCATTACAACTTCTATTGGAAGAACAAGAGGTTGGAACTTGGTCATATCAGTGTAGTCGATAAAAGAGAATCCCACGGTATCTGGATGATGCACTGTAACGCATATGCTCGTGCACACTATCCTATGCCGATCTATGGGTTCGATGTAGTATGTTCTAAAAAGAAAGTTACCGGATGTTTCCATGATCTGTCACCTACAGGTTACAACGATATGGTCATGCCTCGCAAAGAGGTAAAACGTGAGAGAACTCTTCCTGAGTGGGCTGTGGAGATCTTTTCAGAGAACATGCTCGCTGCAGGTAACGTGACCGAAGAAGACGAATGTCTCGAATATGCAATGATGGGTATGGACAGTCTCGAAGCGTGGTTTATCACGAGTGAGGCCTTGAAACCTGTTGTCCCCGCAGTCAAGTACATTGGTCGACGATCAAAGTATTGTCACAACCAGTTACAGAATCCTCACAGTTTCAAGGTGATGGAGAATCTTGGGTTTCCGTCAGACTATCTTACTGAGTTTAAGACTTCTAAACAGTTTCCTTTTTAATCGGTTTTTCCGATCGTTTTCAAAAAGTTTTACAAATTTTCCCATGAAAAAAGTGTTGACGGGAACCTCAATCCGTGAGATAATTACTCCGTAATTTGATGATAAGGAAATAGTTATGGCACGATATATTTACCAAGGTGAGTTTGAGATGGAAGGTCTTGCTGACGAGATTGACTTCGCACAAGCACGACGAATCATCAAGGGTTTCATGGGTAGTGAAGACCTTCTTGATGCTCTTCAAGGTTTCGAAAAACGATACGAGAAAGCTGAGATGGAAGCTATGAAAGATGATTCTCACCTTGACCTCGATTGGGATTGGAGATACGAAATCTTCTCTTACAACCTGCTGTGTGAAGGTTTCTCTAAGTTGTTTGCTCCTAAGAACGATTTACCCGTTTATCTACAAATCAAGGACGTATAATCATGTTGAAGTTTGAAAATGTTGCGAAGGTCGGTGAGTTCATCAAGGCGATGGATTTCCGCCCCCGCGAAGGTGTCGAAGATTCGTTTGTGATTGGTAAAGTTCTTCGTCATGCGCCGGCCCGTTGTGGTTACTACATCGAGTGTCGTTTCGACACCGAAGGTCAACGAGTCGGAGAAGAGGTTTTTGTCCCGTTCGGATTGATGCCTTTCGCTGAGTGGGACGATCGTGTTCAGTATGTGAGTGACGGTGCGATGCGTATGATCACTACTGGTCGGTAAGGTTTCGGGGTCTGAAACGAAGATTGCTAATGATTGCTATGGATGACGACCCCTGTTTTATTTGTTTCGTGAATAATGAGTATTCACCAAAAGTTGTTGACTTTTCTTTGAATCTTTGAGATAATACTTGTGTTGATTGGGGAGATCTGGCGTCTCTGACTAGGAACCTTGGGTTCACTGCTTCTCCCCCCCTTTTTCTCTACTGGAGTTTTTATTATGTCTGACCAAACTATCCGTATCGTTTTCCAAACTCAGTATCTTGAGAACTATGGTGCCCATGCGTGGGACGGTGAGGGTGAGTGCCCTCAGCGGTGGAAGCCCAAGGGTGGTTCCACCTATGTGGTGCCTTGCACCCCCGAGCAGCTCGCCGATGTCGAGTGGTACAATGCCGTCGAGAATGGCATTGCCAAGCGCAACGACTACGAGCAGGAGTACATCCTCGATGTACAGGTGGTCGATGCCATCGACTATGTCGAGTCAGACCATGTTGACTTCTGGGAAGCTCCCATCAATGTTCACGTCTCCATCGGTGGTGACTTGTTGATGGAGCAAAACGCTCTCAACTACGAGAACCAAGTGTGCGGTACCCGCCGCTGGGTTCAGAATGGCGAAGAAGGTCTGATCGGTGAACCGACTTTCCAAGAGTTCGAACCCGTCACTGTCGAGTGGCGTCTTGAAAAAGAAATGGAATGGCACGGGATAGCAGTATAATGTGTGGTGGAGTTTACGAGGAAGAAACTATGTTAGAAGATTTGAAAGAAATGTTGGAGAACCACGATTGGTATTTTCATATGTCGGACTCCGGTCACTACTATCGTAAAGGTCGTATCGAACGAGAACGAATCGAGGCCGAGATCGAGAGACTCACTGCGGATGGTTTCCGTGCTGAGGCCTGCGCTCTATATAATGAGATGAAACCATCTGACTTTTTTGAAAAGGAGTAGTAATGGTAAAGAGTAAGTATCGGTATTACTATATGGACATCGCGGAGAAGACCGCAGAACTGTCCACGGCAAGAAAGAAACGAGTTGGTGCGGTTGTCGTCAAAGATGATCGCATCATTTCCGTAGGCTATAATGGCACCCCTTCTGGATGGGATAACAACTGCGAAGAGTGGAAACCCAACGAAGGTGTAACATTTGATGTGGCAGGCGAAGACTTGGATGTCTATGGTGATTGGTATACCAAACCTGAAGTCTTACATGCAGAGGCCAATGCAATCACCAAACTCGCACGATCGACTGAGTCTGGTGATGGTGCGACTCTGTTCTGTACGCATATGCCCTGTATCGAGTGTGGTAAGTTGATATATCAATCTGGTATAAATACTGTATACTATCAAGAAGATTATGAAGCTTCGAAAGGTAGTGGTAAAGAGTTTTTACAACAGTGTGGTATCAAAGTAGAGAAAATCTAAGGAGAAGTCTCATGGAATGGTTAATTTTAGCGTTAGTAGTAGGCGCAGGTGCGATCTGGTGGAAAGGCCGCGAAGCTCGTCGTTCAGACGGTGCTGGTGGTTCTGGATCAGGTAACGGCGGCAGCGACCTGAAGTAAAATGAACTGGCGTCCTTTGTTAAAGTATGCCGTTGTCATGCCCCTCGCAATCTTGTGGGATGTGACTTACATGATTATTACGGGACTTTATAATGCAGCAACTTGGATCGACCGTAGAGGGGAATCTTTCCTCGACAAACATTTTCGATAACATATCGGACAAAGCGCACCCACTCTGGAGAAATATGGCCATCATACGAAACCAGCAGTGGGGGCACTTACCCATCACAGACGAAGTCTTTGACATCTTTGAAAAGGTATCAAAGATTACTCAACCCAAACAAATTCTAGAGATTGGATTCAACAAAGGATTCAGTTGTTCAATTCAACTTCAAGTCAATCCAGACGCAACAATACACAGTTATGATCCGCGAGTATACACTTGGTGGACAGACGTGCCCAATCGTCAACCGAATCGGAAGGTAGGAGATTTCTTTTATCGTGAGGGCACATTCGTTGATCTCGCTACCCTTGCGTTTGGAGAACGATTTCATTTTTATAACACAATGAGTGAGAACACCATTATAAACCATCCGTGTTATTTCTTTGACTATGTGTTTATCGATGGCCATCATGACTATCCGTATGTCAAGACAGATATCTTTAACACGATTCAGTTGAAGATACCCTATGCACTCATTGACAATCTTAATATACCGGATGTACGTCGTGCGGTTGATGAATGTGAACAGCTTGAACTGATTGAAGAAATGGAGTATACTCAGATATATCCAAATGATGGTAGAAAAATGGTTGACCGTGTGGGGCTATACAAAGTAGATCATGAATATATTTTATCTTGATCCAGATCCAATTGCTTGTGCAGAACAACACTGAGATGCACATGCCAGTAAAATGTGTGTCGAGTATGCACAGTTACTCTCTACTGCACATCGTGTGGTTGATGGTGACTACTACATCGGCCGTACAACCAAGGGACACCGTATCAAACGATACTTCCATCCCGATGCACTCATGAACCATGAACTGTACAAGGCGTGTCATGTCAATCATCCGTCTGCAATCTGGGTTCGTCAGTCTGCTGCAAACTACAACTGGTTATACGAACTTTGGGCAAACCTTTGTGCGGAGTATACATATCGTTACGGTCGTACACACGAGTCGTGGCGTAAACTAGAGTATCATCTTTTATTGCCGCCTATGCAGATCAGTGACAGTGAGTTCACTCAGCCTACACCGGCAATGAAAGCATATCCGGAATGTATCGTCGAAGGTGATTCGATACAATCCTATCGCAACTTCTACTGGGCAGACAAACGTGAATTTGCCAAGTGGACAAAACGGGACAAACCTGAATGGTGGACAGAATATGAACGGGAAGGGCAGCAAGCCGAGACCCTTAGCGGTTGATCACAAAACATTCTCTGACAACTGGGATAAGATCTTTGAGTCGGAGAATCCATTAGAGAGACCCTTTGATATGTGGCGTCATGAGTGTGCGAAAGAACGTGTCACGATGCAAGTAGAGAAGGGAAAGGCCTGTAACTGGTGTGGACAATTTGAGGATGGGAGTCTAGATTGAAGATTTTATTGACAGGAACACGAGGTTATCGGCCCGGATTTATTGGTGGTAACTTTCTTAGACGATACGGAGAGACGTACAAGATCCACGAATACTACGATGATATTCGTGATTGGGATAAGTCTGGACACTTCTGGGAAGGGTTTGATTTCATTGTACATCTCGCCGCTATGGCGGGTGTTCGAAGATCTCATGACGAACCCGAACTCTATTGGGATGTTAACGTTGACGCATCTAAGAAAATCTTTTCAGCTGCTTCTTCGACACCCATCATCTATGCATCGTCGTCTAGCATTTATGAGTGGTGGTTGTCACCCTATGCAACAACTAAGTATGCAATGGAAGCAATTGCACCAGAGAATACACTAGGACTTCGTTTTCACACTGTTTATGGCCCGAACAGTCGCACGGATATGTTGTACGATAAGTTACTCAAACGTGAGGTATCGTATTTGACGAATCATACTCGCGACTGGACACACGTTGATGACATCTGTGATGCGATTCATATCTGTATACAGAATTTCCATTCGTTAAAGAAACACCGTGCGATTGATGTCGGTAATGGTAAACCTGTATCAGTGGTTGACATGGCGAATCATCTGTGGCCCGATAACAACTTACCAGTTAAAGAAGTGACCGGAGAAAGACAAGACACATGTGCAGATCCATCCATTCTAGAATCTTATGGTTGGGTTGCAAAACACCACGTACTTGATGAGATATGCCAAGACTAAAGAGACCAACACCGAAAAAGAAAGCAACACTGGTACCTGAACCTAAGTGGGATAAGTTACGCAAGGCAAAAACTGAACAAGATCGGTACAACGCTTTTCTTCAGTGCGAAGATTATGTACACTATGAAGTGACTGATCGTGAATACATGCACTCGATGAAAAAGTGGGTTCGAGATTTTAGTGGGTGGGATGTTGATTTGACAGCATTACCCGACAACTATCTCCTTGCATTTGCAAAACAGGGTTGGAAGTTTTATCAACTGGGATATATGCCCGAACGTGTGGCTGAGTCTCTGAGGGATAATCTTTTACCCTTGTATCAACGTGGTGTAGAACTACGAGACAAGATCTTCAATGAACCGGCGATTCACCCCTCAGTCTCAGAACTGGAGTCAGACCACAAGTTACACCCCGATAAGGTGAAGACGTGGATCGGTGCATGGAAGGGTAACAAGGACGCAGACTCAAAACGTTATGTGTCGAACATGCAGACCTATTTACGAACAGGTATTTGGTTAGATCCCTGTTATGGTTTGAACCGTGAATACAAGTCAGTGCCTATTTGTGTTGCAATTGCATATGATCATGAAGGACTGGCGAAACGAACAAAGGGTGTTTACTACCCCGACTTAGGAATGGTATGGAAATAAAAGACGATCAACTTCAAGATCTTGTTATGACCAAGAAGAAGTTTCAGGGATTGGTAGAAGAGGCAGTGAGAGATCTGGCCTTGAACTATCTTGACGCAATCATCCACTTGTGTGAGAAGTACAAACTGGAACCCGAAGACGCCAAAAAGTATATCAGTCCGGTCATCAAAGATAAACTAGAGGCCGATGCAATGCGTCTGCGATACCTTCAAGGTGGCGATTCGGTTCTTCCCATTTGACCAAGAAACGTGCACTACTCACCTATGGCGACAACAACGCCGCACCCCCAATCGAACTGCCTGATACACAATTGTTTCAGACAGAACGAGGGTCACTCGCACGTAATTATTTCGAAAACAAATTAGATCTACTTAATCAGGAATATCAGAAACTAGTGGAACTCTCAAAGATAAACGACTATCTTTACAATGCAGCTTATAACTTTGTCCCCCGTGTTGGGGTGACGTACCATCTTTACCTTGTCGAAGGTAATCCGATCATAAGTCTAATTGAACCACACCAGTGGGACAAGGAACACTTAGGATCATACGTATATACGGCCGACTCTGTTTGGAAACCGCTTGAAAACTCCGAATAGTTTTGGTACTATATACTATGTCACGTATACAGTGACGACAAACAAACTAGAAACTATACAGAGGAAACTTATATGTCTTTTGCTAATCTTAAGCGCAACCGTAACACCATCGCCGATCTGGTCGCATCGGCAAACCCCGAAACCAAGAAGGACAAGTCATCCTATGTCGATGAACGCCAGTGGAAGCCCACGGTGGACAAGGCAGGGAATGGTTATGCCGTGATTCGATTCTTGCCAGGCAAGGATGGTAACATGGAATTTGTCCGTTACTGGGATCACGGGTTCAAAGGCCCAACTGGTCAGTGGTACATCGAGAAGTCTCTCACATCTATCGGTCAACAAGATCCTGTTTCAGAAATGAACAGTGCTGACTGGGCGACTGAGTCAGATGAACTCCGCGCACTCGTTCGTGAACGCAAGCGTCGTTTGCACTATGTCGCAAACATTCTTGTGGAGAGTGATCCATCTAACCCAGAGAACGAGGGTAAAGTTTTCCTTTACACGTTCGGTAAGAAGATCTTTGACAAGATCATGGATCAGATGCAACCACAGTTCCAAGACGAAGAACCAGTAAATCCATTCGATTTCTGGGAAGGTGCTTCATTCAAATTGAAGATCCGTAACGTCGAAGGCTATCGCAACTATGACAAGTCAGAGTTCGCATCTCCTGCTCCATTGTCGAATGACGATGATGAACTAGAAGCAGTCTACAACAAGTTGTATGATCTTAACGAGTTCACTGATCCTGCGAACTACAAGACTTATGATGAGTTGAAGGCGCGTCTTCAGATGGTTCTTGGTGAGAGTTCGATCGATTGGCGCGATGCTCGCGAACAAGTCGAACTGGAACAGGTACGTGAACAAGCGCCAATGAAATCGACGCCTGCCCCAGAACCTCGATCAGTTCAGACAGATGACGACGAAGAAGACACAATGTCTTTCTTCTCCAAGTTGGCTGCTGAGGACTAACCTGCATAAGCGCTCGCTCGAGTGCGGTTGTCATTTGTTGGCGGCGGCATCGAGCGACCACTTCCTGAAGTGGCTTGCGTATTATTAGTTTGTGCTGAACTCACAGAGTTGTCTTGTATCACTACAGTACTGCTCTGTGAGTTTCCTGCATTTGAAACACTCTCATTATTGATCGCATTCGTGACCGTACTAGAGTTATTCGTTCCACCAATCGCACTAGACAGATTCGACGTATTAGACGTACTGTTAGTGTCTCCACTAATTGAACCAGTTGATCCCGATCCTGCCCACTCATAGACTGAGTTCGGTATTGGGTTCAGGTTGATCGTACCACCCCCAAACTTACCAAGGATACCAAGATCAGCCTCAGGTAATTCAAAGGTTGCAAAGTCTGCGGGAGGTAATGCGGCGAGTACTAAGTTCTTGATACCGTTCAAGGCCATAGAACCAATCTCACTTATCTTTGAAGTAAGATCATCGATAGCTTGATTGACGAAATCAGTTAATCTTTCTGGAATACTGCCCACCCATTGAACCATATCAAATATCGCACCACCTAACCATGTACCAAGACCATTAAGTTTCTCGTACATCAAATCAACAAGGTCGACTGCACCTTCTCCAAAACTGAATGAGTCAAGAAACCCCTTGGTGTCATCGAATCCAAGTAATCCCGAGATCCAACCAGCAACATCTTTAATAAGGTCTACAGGGAACATAATGAACTTGATAAGACCCTTGGTGAATCCCTCAAACGCGGCCACTATTTTATCACCGATGGTTGCCTGTTCGTCCATGTTGTCCAACTCACCCATAATACCTTTAAAGACATCGATGGCCAAGAATATGGGATATGCAAGTCTACCCACCAACTGTCCTAATCTACCGAAGAATTTAACTATGGGGTTGTTCGCTAACCTCGTAAAGAAACCCTTGATGGGTGCGAAGGCCTTAGCAAGAAGTTCACCCATTTCCCTTGCACCTTTCGAGAAGTCAAGGAAACGAAAGATACGTGCACCAAGTCCCTTGAAGAACTGACCAATTCGTGCAACTTGATTCTTTATGAACTTTGCAAAATTTTCTACCGCAGTGATAGTACCTTTGAAGTTCTTGCGAATCATTGCATAGAAACCAGAAACGGCACCTGTTGCGGCCGCAATGGCAGCTGCGATACCAGTGATGAGAGGAATGCCACCCCCAGTGTCTGTATCATCGGGAGAAGTTGATGGTGCGGTAGTTGATGGAGGTGGGGGCAGAAGGTCATTCTGCTCACGTCTTTGTTCGTCTGCAAGACGCATCTGTGTTCGAACCATTCCAAGGAATTCTTCGAACTGTGAGATCAAGGTACCAAGACCCTGATTCTGCATTTGAAACATGATGATAGTCTGTTCTTTTAGATTACCCAACGTCTCGTTGGTTTCCATCTGTTCTAAGACTACATCATCCAGTGTAATTGCCGCCATTGTTTGCCTTCTCTCTAGCCTGTTTTTCTTCTTCTAATGCTTGTAACAAGAGAATTGTGTGAACTTCTCTTTCCCAAGGTATCATATTATCTAGTTCTGTCAATGTATAATTGTGATGCCTCTGGAGCAAAAAGTTCACCTTGAAGTGATTTGACAATTCTTCATGCGCGAGGCATATTAAAAAAAAGCTTGCATCCCCTTAATTTCGATTGTATTCTTTGCACCACAACCTTGACATATCATCGGTAGATCATACTTGACTGTCGGTGAGTTCTCGAAGAACGCAGTCACCTTTGCAAACTGATCTTGTGTCATCGACTCAAGGAATGCAACCACACTCTCGAATGATTCGTCCTCGATGTCAATTCTTTCGTCACCACTAAACACAGTCTTGATCGAGCTTGCAATCAGATTGAATCCCAACTCATCTGAGCTTGTATCTGTTGGAATGTCACGATAACTGGGATACTTCATCTCCACTCGAATCGTCTCACTCAACTCGATCATTGTCTCTGGGTTTGTTTCCGTACAGACAATCTGATCTAACGGAACGGTTACCGTATTCTTGTGACTACACTCCGGACACTGAAGTGTGATGTCACTTGTTTCACCAGTTGACTTACTACGCAACTGAATGAAGATGTACTCCAGATCAAACGTTGTCAAAGTATTCACGTCAATATCTTCAACACAGGCCGCGATTGTATCGTAGACTGCATTCATGATCTGTCGTGGATCTTCTGAACTCGATGCGATCAGTAGAACCTTTTCTTCTCTAACCAAGTAGGGACGGTATCTTAACTCTTTACCAGTTGATGGTACGATTAACGTATACTTGGGTGTGTCATTTAGCTTGGGTAAAGCCATAATCAATCTCCATGATTAAAATTTCAAAACGTCGTAAATCTTCTTACCTATGCGACTTCCGATGTCGGTTGTAATACTTGTACCAATATCGATACCACTGCTTCGTCCACCCTGAAGTTGATATCCTCTCCAGTTTCTATAAGAGAACTCAACAGTGATTTCTGATATCGTTCCTCTTGCATCATCCGACAAGGTTTCTTGTGTAAACGATATCGGGTAGGCTCGCTCAAGGTGCCATGTATATATCACTCGGCCACTTGCTTGAAGATCAACGTCGAGATCTAGGTTGATGTTAACGATACCCAGATCAAGGTTGAACGACTTATCGATTATAGGTACACCAAGACCACGATCTAATTGAAAGATGCGAATGTCTTTCATATAATCGTCTGGATACGAAACCGTATAGTGATTCTCTCGTGTTGTGTCATATCGACTAATGATTGAGTTCTGCCAGTCTTCAATGTATTGACGTGTTAACTGATCATTTAGAACACGGAAGGTCATCTGAATTGAATTACCAGAATATCCGTATGCAACCTTCTCCATGTCCATACCAATTTCACGATCGACCGAAAGTAAATTACGTGACGGTAGGTTAATCGATTTCACAAAGAACTCGACGGACTGTTTCTGTTCCCCGTTTAGGTTACGGGTCGGTAGACTGACATAGTACAGGCTGGGATTGGAAAACCCCTTGCCTGCGGTAATCTTTGATTTTAGGTCGTCTAGCGTAGGGATCTTCATGAGATCATTCTCCTTGCATCTGCATAGGCTTGACTACGTCCACCCTTCTGCCATTGTGCAGCCGGTAAGAACGTTGCGATCTCCCATTCAGGTGGTGGTATGTATGACAGTTGACCTTCTATCTGAGATGTGAGATAATGTTTGTAACAGGGTTTGAAGTATCGCATCTTAGACGCACTCTTCAACATTCGATAGGACACACCAAACCTAGTGGTTTCGTCATATACCTTGTTGTTCGTGATGTTCATCAACTCATCAAGAAACTTTGCACGAAGAGGTATCGGCAGATAGTGCAAGTTCATGCCATAGAACCCACCCTTTGCAGGGCCGACTGCGATCACCAAGGGGAACGCATCCCAGTATGGTAATGTGTCGCGGTGTTTTGCGTCATAGAAAAACATGAACATGCTTCCTGGCTCAAACTTTGCTCTCTTTTCAATCGGATCACTTTTCATCAACTCACGACGGTTGACTCTCATGTTCTGTACACGTTTACGAAACCATGCACGACTCTCCCGTGTGCGTGGTGTGATCCCCGCACGGAATGCCTCGAACTCTACCTTTTGAAATAAATTACTTGCCACGTTTCTCCATCATCCTAGATGCTTTGTCTTCCCATATTTGTGGAAACAGGCCATGCACGAACAATACGAATGCAACACTCCATGCAAAACGGAGATGTTCAAAGTAAGATTCGTTCACGTCTTCTAAATGTTTCATGTATCTATTTAGTCAAGCCACCGATCAAAAACTAAACCACCAATATAATTAACACTAGGATCTTTATCGTAGGGTATAGGCCCATAATTGTTTTCAATAAGAATCTGCCACCATCCGTGTTCACTTTTGCGAAGAGTTTCATCCTCATAATTTCGGAAAACAAAATCACAGTCTAGCATACTGCGAGGGTGCATGACCATAGAATCACTAAGAGCGTGACCATAATATGGCCAATGATCTTGACCCCATCCATAATATGGGAAATGTACCAAAATATCCCACGTTGGGTTACGTGTCTTTATATCACCCTCAATCTTGAGAGGGGGTTTGACACCAATGCCTATCACCAGTTTATGTTTCATTCCAAATCTAGCCATATGTGTCCAATCAATGTCAAGACTGAGACGAACATCATATCGTGCACGGACAATATATTTGTAATCTTCTGGTAACGACTTTACAATGTGTGCATGACCATAATGTTGTTTGCAATGCCATCCACCCGTAGCACCCAAACAAGTTTGTCCGGTTGGATCAACAACATATCGTTGGGTTGATGCCTTAAACCCATAACTAGGAAAGACTTCTCTAGGTTCTTTTACGGGTGTGATGAAATCGGGTAGATCTGGATGTTCCCATGCCTCAAAATACATGTCAACATTGGGAAAGGCCTGACGAAATATCTCTATGTTTTTTAGAGCCTGACCACGATACAACCCACTAAAACAAATTGCATAATCTTTCATTTCTTTTTCTTTCTACTATATGGTTTGAGGGGTTTGAGTTTCTTCAACGGTTTACCGATCATTGACTTGAGGGGTTCGGTCTTTTCTGTCCAGATCTGGAACTCCCATCCACGGTCAAGTGCATACTCATTGGCCGCTTCCCACTTATTCATGTTCTTCACATAGGTGTATCCCTCAGAGATATACTTCTTGGTACGTCGTGATCCCGTGGGTGGTCGTGTTTGTGACTCTGGTTTGATCTCGACCAACACAGTCTTGTCCTCGAAGACAATCTTGAGATCCATGAAGTATCGATGATACTTTCGATCAACCTCATACAGATAGGGGATGACAACCTCTTCACTACTCCACTTCAATACCTTGGGGTTTTCGTCACACCAACGGAAACAATGACGTTCCCACAACGAACGATAAATAATCGATGTAGGATCACCCTCATACTTGGATTTATTCTTTGGGGTATATTTGCCTTTATATGCCACGGTTTCCCTATAAATACATTTACAATAATTCACTTATTTAGAGATTAGACATGGCAGACATATTCGACATCCCTGTTGGTGGAAAACTGACACCAGAACAACTCCGTCAGGTTGCGGGTGCCGCACCAGAAGAAGAGAATGTAATCGGTGAGTTTCGTGAAGAAGAAGGCGAAGAGGTCGATGGTGTTAGTGAATCGAAAGAAAATAAAGAAGCGGCTAGGAACTATCAGTATCCTATCACAGGCCTGAGTGATGCGCCTGCACGTCTTATCTTTACTGCACACAAGATCGAACCATTCTTCAACCTTGATAAGTTAGTCGACACTCCCATACCCAATGATCGAAAGACCAAGGTAGAGAACAATTCAGAAGAGTCAGAAAACGTTGCGGAGAAACAAGAGGAAGAAGAACAGGGATTCCTTGAGGGTGTGTTACAGAACACTCGAAGTTTCGCCAACGCATCATACGAGAATACAAACGCAAACAATCCTCAAGGGACTGTGACACTCCCCTTGTTCAAAGGTCTACAGTATGATGATGGAGTCACCTACAATGTGGTTGATGTGGGTGTGTTGGGTGTTGCAGGAGACATCGGTAGAATAACGGATGCGGACGGTAATATTGGTGGTGCTGCGAAAGGTCTCGCCGCACAGGCTGCCGCAAAAGCCGCAGGTGGATTGAGTGCAGTTGGTATTGGTGCCGCTGCAACAAAAGTATTGGGTGGTGGTGCGTTTGGTGGTGCATTGATTGGTGCAGTTGCCGGGGGTAACCTTGCAGACCAGGCAGGGGCGTTAGCGAAGGGTGCGACTCGTGTGTCAATGGCACCCAACGAACGAACTCTGTTTGAAAGAGTCAACATGCGAACGTTCGCATTCACGTTCAAGATGATTGCACGTAATGCACGAGAGGCCGCAGAAGTAAAGAACATCGTTAAGTTCTTCCGTCAAGAAGTCTATCCTGAAGCGATTCGAATCACGGAAGGTGGTGCACCGTTTGCATATGAGTTCCCGAACGTCTTCACTATTGACATCAAGAACAAAGCGGGATACAACCCAGGCTTCAACATCGGACGGTGTTACCTAGAATCCGTCAACACAGTATTCAACTCAACTGCAACGGGTCTATACGAAGGGACAGAGTTTGTCGAAGTGGACATTGGTCTTAACTTCAGAGAAATCACTGTTCTAGATAAGAGCAAAGTTAGGGATCAGAAATACTAATGTCTAATTATTTTGAAAACTTTCCAAAGGTAGTGTATCTGTTCGGGGACGAAACGCAACCCGTACAGTTTCAGAAATTAACCAAGTACGTGGATGTCATCGATACGTTCCGTGACGACGTAGCCGCGTACATTGAGTATGAGATACGAGATGGAGATCGTCCCGACACATTGTCATATCGTCTCTATGAAAGATCTACCTACGATTGGACATTCTTCTTGATGAACGAACGTCTGCGCGAAACCGGATGGCCGATGTCCATCACTCAGTTGCAAGAACGGGCTCCGACAGACTTCTTTCCACACTACGTCGCAAGACTATCAGTCAGTACCGCAGATTCGGCCGCCGAGTTTGCAGGAATCTACCCTATAGGAACACCCGTAGAAGTCAGTGGTAAGAAGGGTGTGGTGGTAAGAAAGAATCTTGACGTTGGGGAGATTACCATTTCATCTGATAGTGACCTTACGGGTGGTGTTACACTTGCATATCAAGATCCAGACACTTCAGATCCACTTCAGGTAGGTGCATCGTTGACCAACACCGTTTATGAATACGAAGGTATACATCATTATGAAAATGATTCAGATGAGTGGTTGGATCGTTGGTTCGACAACCTCGCATTTGCTGTACCGAAGACAAACCTCGATTATTTAATTGATCAGAACGATGAGTCAAAACGTATTCGTATTATCAAGAAAGAGAACATCGACACATTGGTTGGTGAACTCAAGCGACTATTGGCTATTGAATAATGTCTCTTAACCAATCTCGTTTCACTATTATCAATGCAGACGTTATTCTCTCTTCTGATACGGAAGAGTCTAACATCATTGATATACGTGATAATATTCTAGAACTCACATTCTTTGAGGCCCTCACTAAGGCCTATTGTGACGCACGAATAGTGATGGTCGATGACTTTGGTTTCCGTACTGATCTGTCGATACAGGGAACGGAGAGAGTTAGTCTAGTGGTTGCGGATGGTAACGAACCACTCAAGGGTGTCATCACCAAGACGTTTTTCATTTCGAAAGTAAATGACGCAGAGAGAATCAACGAACGAAGTGAATTGATTTCGATTGATCTGGTGGAAGAACACGTATACGTCAATGCATTGAAACAGATCAGTCGATCTTATGAGTCAACACTCGAAGAGGCCATCAAGGACATCTCTCTACGTGATCTAGGAAAGACCGTAGTCGAGACAGACTTTTTCGAAGGTAGTGCACAAGGTGAACGAAAGGTTATCATTCCCTATCTGAGTCCCCTCGAAGCGATGACATGGTTGACACAACGAATGACTTCACGCACGGGTGCACCCATCTATGTACACGGTGATCTTTACTCTCCTTATCTGTACATCTCTTCTCTGGAAAACCTCATGCAGATTCCAGTGTTGAATGCGAAGTTGCCCCTGAAGTACACCGATGCGACTTCCGCCGGTGATGAAGAGACAGAGGCCCTGAAGATCTACTATCAGGTATCGGAGTTCAAAGAAGTGAACGGAGAAGATTCACTTGCACTATACGAAGAGGGTGGAATCGGATCATCGTATACTAACATAGATGCGGGGACAGGTCAATCATTTACTTCACATATTTCTGTGCGAGATATCCTCGATGATTTCTATACTAACGGTATTATTGAGAATACAAGTGCACAATCGATCTTCGATCCGTCTCTGTTCATTGGTAACAAGCCATCGGACGAATACGATGCAATGAACATTCACCAAGTGACATCGACCAAGACTTACAATCAGTTCAAAAGTTATCACGATGAGACACAGTTGATCGAAGATGATCTTTTGTTAGAGTCAAGACTGAAGGTCAAGAACAAAGTCATACGTCAAATCATTCGTAAGAATGTTATTGACATTGAGATGGATGGTGCGTTATTCCTTGAGAAAAAGATCTCGCCCGGCCGTAGATTGCGTATTGTATTCCTGAGTCCAAACACTCAGGGTGATGTGCGTGATGTCAATAAGACGCTCGACAAAAGAAAGAGTGGAGATTATATGTTGATGAATACGGCACATACCATGTCACAGGATCGACATCGTGTGAGTGCACGAATGTTTAAGTTGGGTGATCTACCGAGCGACTTCACATTATGAACATACTAAGACCCATACAAAAAGAATTCTATGGTGACGACAACCGATGGTTTTTCGGTACGGTCGTTAACGCACAACCACCCGCAGGCCTCGAAGGTCGAGTCAAGGTAAGAATCAACGGTGTGCATACATCGAACACCATCGACATTCCTGAGAAAGATCTGCCATGGGCACAGGTTCTTGTTCCCACAACCGAAGGTGGTATCTCAGGTTATGGACGTATCCCCCAGTTACTTGCGGGGTCGTTCGTATTTGGTATTTTCCTCGACGGTATCTCATCGCAGATTCCCTTGATCATAGGTTCTCTACCACGAGTTGAGTTTCCCACGTCAGTGCAACGTGGAGGTGTACAGACTCGATTGCAGAACTCAATCATAGAAAGACTCTTGGAAGATGATGAGGACATACCACCTTCTGTTCAGTTGAGACGACAACAGTCAATGAAGTTTTTTATTGACAACGGATACGATCTCATTCACGCGGCGGCCCTCACGGGTGCACTACAGGGTGTGTCTCGATTCCGCACTGGTGATAGTGCCACAAATACATCGGGTGTTGCTGCATGGCCACGATCAACCTCAACGGGTTCACGATTCAATGGTCTTCTTGCATTCTCACAAAACTTTCAACCCGCAGTTGATTGGAGACTATACTCGACACAGTTACAATACATCCTGTTCGAACTGCGAACTCGATTTGGTTCTGCCAATCGCAAACTTCTAAATACGACGGACATAAAATCTGCAAGTGAAGTTGTCAATCGTTATTATCTTTTCACAACAAATGACACAGAGAATCTTGCACAGACTGCATATGATGAGGCATTCGCATGAGTGAGAAAAAAGATTTACTGAAAAAAACTATAAAGGATAATGCCTCATTAACGGGTGATGTTGACGTAAAGGCCGAAGCGCAGAAGGCAATAGACGCACAAACGACCGCATTGTCAAGTCGTGCTGGTGCATTTGCTAATGAGGTAACGGGTGGTGTTCAGACTCTCACTGAGAAGTTTGACCGAGCACAAGACATTTTGAATAACACCACTACCGAAGGTTTACTTGATGCTGGTGCTAACAGTATCGAGAATCTGAAAAACGACATG